CCTTTATGACCAAGGAAACATCGGTCTTATTCCACACTTTGATGTTGAAACTTTATGCAAATATATAACGATTAAAAATTATACAATGGAAACACCGAACAACAACCAGCAGACAACAGGTCTGCAAATCTTCTTCAAAGAAGATATTGATGCTAATGTAAGGGTAAAGGTTATCAATGGAGCTCCTTGGTTTGTGGGGAAAGATGTGGCGGCTTCTCTAGGGTACACCAAAACACGAAACGCGATTTCGCAACACGTTGATAATGAGGACGCCCTAAAACAGGGCGTCCCTGATAATCAAGGATTTATTCAAGAAACAATTTTAATCAATGAAAGCGGCATGTACGCCCTTATTTTCGGATCCAAGCTGCCGACGGCTAAAGCATTCAAAAGATGGGTAACTAACGAGGTTCTCCCCTCCATCCGTCGTACCGGCGGCTACTCCGTTCGTCCGGCACAGCGTCCGACGCTTCCCGCACCCAAGTTCCGTTCTGACTTTATCGAATGGAAACAGGCTGTGTGCCGTTATCTCAACCGGAATGATCTGAAAACGGTTGCCACCAACATGAAAGTCACCTACTCCCATGTATGCAAGGTGTATTCCGGCAACACAATGAGCCGCCGTATAGCCGACAGACTGACGAAGCTGGCTATCTCCCACAAGAACAAAGGCATCATATATCCCGAACCTGTTCCGGTGTACAGGCAACTGCTGATAGAATGGGAGGAACAGGGATGATTACTTATACGATGGGTATCAACCTTGAATACCTGAGGATCGTGATAACGATCTGGCGTGAATACGGGATGCTCTGCCCGATCATCATTCCCAAGGACCAGGACGCCGAAGGGGCGGTGATGGTGAAGATAGGACCGACAACCGACATGAAAGTCGCAGAAATGGTCGACAAGATATGGGACATAGCCGGCGCGAAGCGTCTGGTCAAGGAAATCGAAAAATAAACCAGTTCAAAATTAACACACCATGAAATTTGATATTCAATTTGACGAAGTGCACAAGATTGCGATACAGATAGAGGAGCTGGCGCACAAGCTGGCAGCGGAAACCTCCAAGGAAGGTTCCCGTGACGAGAACAGTATTTATGTATATTCAGCCGAAATCGCCCGTCTGGCTTTCCCTATCACGCCGACAGTGGACGGAGCGCGTCCTGCAAAACCCTTGTGTATTCACCACCCCAGTCTCGTGAAGATCGAGAACACGTTTCGGAACAGGATAAATTAAAACAATTTTATCATAATAACAATAACCCCTGAAGGGCGCGTCCAATCCGGCAATAATTTTAAAAATCGACACTTTATCTTTATCCGGATGCGCCCTTAATTAAAAACCGAAAGCAATGAAAACATTCAGAATTATCCATATAGCGGCCGCTGTCATCGGCCTTGTGGTAGTGCTCAGGCTGGCGGACAACCTCCGCCCCACCTTCAACGAGAACCTTGCCGCCTCGGTCCTTGCGGTCATATGCTGCCTTTCCCTTATCGGACAAAGGTATTACAGGGAGGAAAAATAGGACACGCGGTCAGGGAGCCGGAAGGCGGCCCTCGTTTCCGGTCCGACGCCGGAAACCGCACAAGGTTAAACAATAAATGGTTGATATGGCTGTAATCTATAATGACAAGGTATGTATCTACGCCAACGAGCTGATCATGTATGATCCGAAACGCAAGGTGGGTTCCGAGAAAGGCTTCCTCCCGCGAGGGACATACGACAGCAAGGTAAACCGGAAGCAGATCATCATAGCAAGAAGAAGCATTCCTAATTCTCCCGCTCTGGTGGAGTTCGACTCGCTGGAAGTATACATACAGCAATTATACATCAAATATTACGGTGATCCCCATGAGGATGTCGAACGTGCCGCCACCAGCCCGCTTGAGAGGGCGGTAGGGTACAACGAGGCCGCCTACTCCTTCTTCACCACCTACAGGGACGGTGCGGGAAAGCCGCTCAGACCGGAGAAGGTCACGCTTTACACGCTCCAGGCACGTGTCCTGGATGCAGTCATCCGGCTGCGCGACAGCAATGCGGAATGCGGTTTCGGACGTGGCGGCTCCCGTTTCAACGTATGGGACAGGCTGAGTGAGATGGTGAACGACCTGCTGAAGGTGCGGGACAGCAAAGGCAACACCCGCTATCCCCACAAACTTCCTTCGACGGGAAAGACGCTCAAACGTAAAGTGGACCAGTATGAGGCGGAAGGCTTCATCGCTTTGGTGCACAAGAACAAGGGCAACACGTCCGCCGCCCTGATACGGGACGAGGAGGACGAGGCGATCATGCACAAGCTGCTTTCCCAGCACATGAATTTGAACAACGCACAGATAATGGAACAGTACAACAAGATAGCCTCCATATTGGGGAAACCGGAAATCAAGAGCCCTGTCACTGTGGACAGGTACCGGAAGATGATGGAATCCACCACCCTGGGGCACCAGCGCGGAACCACTGTCCTGAGGAACTCCCTTGAGATGCAGCACAAGCGTGAGGCTCCGAAGACTGCCATGACCTACTGGACACTGGACGGATGGGACGTGGAACTGGTCTACCAGAAGAGGCAGCCGATGGACAAAAAGGTGGACGGCGAGACAAGGACTTACAAGAAGACCACCTACCACAACCGCAAGACCATCGTGGTGGTGCTGGACGCCTGCGGCAAGTACCCGATAGGATACGCCGTTGGCGACCATGAGAGCCCGGCGCTGATACGCGAGGCGCTGCGCAACGCCATCAGGCACGCCCGGGAACTGTTCGGGGCACGGTACAAGCCGTTGCAGCTGCAGAGTGACAACTACCAGAAGGGGGTAATGGTTCCGTTTTATGAGGCGATGACGGTGCACTACATTCCCGCCGCACTCCACAACGCCAAGGCCAAGATCATCGAGCCGTACTTCAATTATCTGAACAAGACGTACTACCAGCTGGAGAAGAACTGGAGCGGTGTGAACATCAACAGCAGGCGCGGCTCCCAGCCCAATATAGAGATCCTGAACAAGAACCGCCACCTGATCCCCGACGAGGAGGGCGTGCTGGCGCAGATACACGGCATCATGCAAAGGGAGCGGGCCAAGAAGCTGGAGGCGTACATGGCCGCATGGGAACGCACCCCCATGGAACGCCGGATGCCGTTCTGTGACGAGGAGTACCTGTTTCTTATGGGCGACACGACGGGGCGCACCAACCGGCTCACCGGCAAGGGCCTGCTGATCGAGCTCTTCGGGGAGAGGATCAATTACGAGAGTTTCGACATGGAGCTGCGCAACCATTTCCACGAGGACTGGTCCGTGCACTACGATCCCGACGATCTGTCGCAGGTGCTCATCGTCAATGCCGAATCCACCAAAGGGCACCGGCTGGCAAAGGAAACGGGGGATCTGAAGTTCCTCATGCAGCGTGACATGAAGACACCGATGGCCCTGATCGACCAGAAACCCGAACATTTCGAGCACCGCAGGAAGGTGGACGAGTTCAACCGGCAGTTCGAGCGGCGGTATGTGGCCAGACAGGAGCAGGTGGATGAGGTGATAACCGCCATGCAGGAGCGGAACCCGCTTCTGAAGAGCAACAGCCTGCTGGACCGCGCCCTGCTCACCGACAGCCGGGGACGGCACAAGGACCGCAAGTACGAGGCACGCGGCCAGACGGTGGAGGACGTGGATTTTGAAGAGATTGCGCCCGGACCTCTCAGGGTTCCGTCCCCTCTTGTGGATGACGATTACGAATGGGACGACGCCGACATGAATTTTTCAAGATGATTTAATAACACTTTAAAAACAGCATAATTATGGATAAGGAAGCATTGAAACAGTACATAGAGAATTTGATAGAACGTGGTTCAAAACCTTCAGAACTGGCCCGTCGCTGCGGCGTGTCCGATGCGGCGATGTCCCAGTTCCGTTCCGGCAAGTACGGCGCGAATGACGACAACCTGGCGGTCAGGATCGCCACAGGCCTTTATTTCTATGAGAATTCCCGCAATGTGGTTGATACCGTAACCTCTTACCGGCAGGTGAAGCGGGCGTTCGAGGTTGCCAGGGGAAAGAGCAAATGGGTATGTATCAGCAGCCGCAGCGGAAGCGGAAAGACCCAGTCTCTGATTGACCTGTACAATCTGTGCGGTGACAAGGGGGTTGTATATATCAAGTGCCGCAAATGGAGCAGCCGCAAGTTCCTTACCAAACTGGCACAGGCCATGGGAGAGAATGTGACGCGCTATATGGATAATGACAGCCTGCTGGACCTGTGCATCGCGCACATGAATTCCCTGTCCTCCTATAAGCCTGTCCTGCTGATAGATGATGCCGGCAAGCTCACACATTCGGCCATGTGCACGCTTATTCCCCTGTATGATGACACGCTGGGGCGCATGGGGTGTCTGGTGGCCGGCACGGAAACGCTGGAGCGCAATATCAGGCGGTATGTGGGACGTATCGAAGGGTATGACGAGATAGACGGGCGTTTCGGCCGCAATTACATCACCCTTCTGGGCGCTACCAAAAAGGATGTCATCGCCATCTGTATGGCCAACGGCGTGCAGGACAGGGAGACGGCGGAAGAGATATGGGGGAAACTTCCCAAGGTCAAGAAGCAGCCGCGTGAGGACGATCCCCGTCAGGTATTGTTCGCCGATGACCTGCGCGAGCTTTCGGGAATGATAGACAATGTGGTAATCAGACAGGAAATCAGCAACGGAGGAGCCGGCTTATGATCAGGTCATTGTCGTTTGACAACATATTGAACAAAAAATACGAATACATCCCCTTTTCCAAGGATTTCATGGATGCCTTTGGAAAGAGGCAGAAGTCCGGGGCGTGGATCGTATACGGCAAGTCCGGACAGGGAAAGACCTCCTTCACCTTCCAGCTGGCCAGGGAGTTTGACCGTATCGGCTACAAGGTGCTGTTCATTTCCCTTGAGATGGGTGTCGAGTCCGATTTCAGGGACTCCCTGCTCGGATTCATGAATTCGTCAAGGAGCGGGATGCTGTTCTGGGACGAGGTCCCCACTTTCGAGGAGTTTGACGAATTCCTCGGGAAACAGAGATCCCCGGACGTGGTCATCATCGACTCCCTGCAGAGTCTTGAAGGCGAGATGGACGTCACCGCCAAACAGCTGGTCGAGCTCAGGAAGAAATACAGGAAGAAGATATTCGTATACATCTCCCATGTGGAGGGGAAGGAAGTGCAGGGAACGGTGGCCTACAGAGTCAAGAGGGACTGCTTCTCCCGCATAGAGGTGAACGGGTTCTGCGCCCGGTACATGAGCCGTGGTGTTCCCGGTCCGAAAGGATTCTATGTGGTCTGGAAGGAGGGCTATGAGAGATGCTGGCTCAGGAACAGTGACGAACCATTTAACAGCAATAGCAATGAACAAGACAATTGAATTACCCGCGACAAATGCCCAGAAGCGGTGCATACACCGCCTCAGACGGCAGTTCGGACTGGACGAGGATGAATACAGGCATCTTGTCCGGCAGTTCAGCGGCGGACGGACAACGACGTCCGCGGAGTTGTGTAAAAGCGAGGCCGCAAGGCTGATCGGGACGCTGCTCGATCCCGACGGGAGAAAGGATCCGGAAAGACGGGAGAAACTGGCACTGGTCAAGGCCATTTACGCCGTGTCAATGGACATCGGTTTTCTCAACAGGAGCTACCGCAGCGACAATCCCGTGGAGGTTGAGATGAACAAGGCGAAGATCACCTCCTTCCTGAAGAGCCACGGAGGATGCAGGAAGCCGGTGTCAAGCCAGAATCTGGAGGAACTGAAGGCCACACTGAAACAGCTGAAGGCCATAAGACGGAAGGAGGAGGTATGAGAATAAAGCACCTTGTGTATGTGATATCCGCCCTCTCGGCTTTCACGGGCATGATAGTTAATGATGACTTCTGGGCGAAAACATGGTCACTGAACGCCATGTTATGGATTCTGGTAGCATGGATAAACGATAATAACAATAACAATGATGACAATGGAAAAGACGAAATTCGAAAAGGAATGTGCTGACATGTGTGCCGATTGCCACGCCAAAGGGCTGGACATCTGCCGGGAGGACGCGGACACCGTGCAGCCGATGTTCGCCCGGTGCGGGCTGTGCGGGAAGGTGTTCTGTGAATACAACAACCACATGACCGTGAACCATCTCTGCTGGGAATGCCAGACAGCCATAGAACAGAACGTTGACTGCAACGAGGAGATAATCGACCCTGATTTATTCAGGAATTTATTCACTAATAAATAAGAACAGATATGGATATCAAGAATTTATCTGAAAAGGAACGTGAGACCCTGCTGAGCAAGCTGCAGGCCGAAAAGAAAAGAAAGGAGGGGGACCGAAAGAAGAACTACCAGAAGCTGCGTGCCAGATTCCTCGCCTCTGTGGAGAGGAAGCTCCGCAAGTATATCAAGGACGGTCAGGAGTTCAAGGAATGGCTCCGTAAGGAGGCCACCGCCTACTATGACCAGCTGAAGGAGTACGGCGGTCTGAAACGTGACGAGCAGCTCGGGTTCGAGGTGAAGAACGACACCTTCAAGGTTTCCGTCAAGGGGAACCGGGTCAAGGGCTTCGACGAGAGGGCCGACGTGGCAGAGAAGCGCCTAGTGGACTACCTGAACGCATGGATCGGCAAGAAGGGCGATGACGGGCGCAACCCCATGTACAAGCTGGCCATGTCGCTGCTCCAGCGCAACGAGGCCGGGGATCTTGACTACAAGTCCATCTCCCGCCTGTACGAGCTCGAGGACGACTTCAACGACCCCGAATATTCGGAAATCATGCAGCTCTTCCGTGAGAGCAACGTGGTGGAAGGCACGGTGATCCGCTTCTACTTCGAGGAAAAGGACGGAAACAATCAATGGAAAAGAATAGAACCCTCATTTAACAAGATGTAAATTATGATGCACAATTGGTTTGAATGTTCCATCCGCTACGAGAAGGTGGCGGAGAACGGCATGAACAGGAAAGTAACGGAAGCCTATCTGGTCGACGCGCTGAGCTTCACGGAAGCGGAAGCCCGTATTATTGAAGAAATGAACCCGTATATCAACGGTGAATTTACCGTCTCAGGCGTCAAACGCGCCGGTTACAGCGAACTGTTCCCATCTGAGGAAGATGCGGCCGACCGCTGGTTTAAGTGTAAGCTGTTCTTTATCACGTTGGACGAAAAAAGCGGAGCGGAGAAAAAGACCCCCACTACCGTACTGGTACAGGCTTCCGACCTTCGCGATGCCGTAAAGAAGCTGGACGAGGGGATGAAGGGCACGCTGGCGGACTATGTCATCGGCTCGGTGTCCGAGACCGCCATTATGGATGTCTATCCCTACACTGCTGATGTGAAACCTGAATTTCCCGGTGATGATAAGAAGGAAGTTTGACCATCCCCATGTAGTCCTGTGCCGCACATGCTGCGGCCGGGGCTTTCTTGAGAACCTGGACGAGCTGGCGGACACCGTACATACCGTTGCCTGTCCCGCCTGCAAGGGGAGCGGACGTGTGGTCGTATCCTCCGTTACCCTTACCACCGTGGAGCCTTATGATCCCGAATCCCCAAATCTCGCGATGTATGGAAAAGGGCGGAATGAATGAGTACCTGCTGCTCTCCGTGGAAACATTGGAGAGTCTCAAATCCGCGATGGAGGATATGCTGGATGAATCAAGACTCCGGTGCCGGGAGGGCTGGCATAAGCGTGACAGGGCGTTCCGTCCGCAGAGTTTCAGGAAAAGAACCATCTGGCACCGCATAAGGAGCCGGTGCTTTTAAAACAGATTTAAGAACCTTTTAAAAACAATCTTATGAACCTGAGAAAAGACAACAAGAAAAAGAAACCGATGCAGCTTATGCTGGACGAGATCTCCGGAATGATGGGCGTCTCGCAAGAGATGATCCTGTCCCGGATGATATCCAGGAACATATCCGATTCAAGGATGCTGTTCTGCTATATGGCGTATGAGGAAGGGTATCTGTTCCGTGAGATAGCCTCCTTCCTGAAGATATCCAGATGCAGGGCGACAACCGCGTATTATGATGTGAGACTGAGAAAGGAAAAGTTCCGCCCGATCATTGCAAGGCTGGCCGGATGCGGAACAGGAGGTGTCTAGCAGCACTGCAGGTGACGGTTCCCGCACGGTCCGGAAAACCCAGGCGGGACTATATCAACCATTTCCGGCAGGACAGGCCGCTTGAGGGGGTGTACTTCACGGACTTTGCAAGGGATATGCTTGAGAGAAGGGGAAAACGCAGGTCCGGACATTATGCCGCGGTTTATGATGCGGTCCTCCGGCACATAGACAGGTTTTCCACCGAATTCAACTGTGACATCTTCACCAATTCCGTGACGGAGGAGTTTCTGGACGACTTCATTGTCTATCTTGAGAGCCGGGGGCTGCGTCACAACACCATAGCGGGCTATGTCCAGAAGATACAGTCGCTCGTCAGAAAGGCATCGCAGTACAATTACGCCGTAGACGCCACTTATGACGGAACAGATTTGCGTGAGGAGCCGGTAAATGCCGTTTTCCTCTCGATGAACGAGATCGCAAGGATCTACTATTACAAGTTTGAGAGGCAGGACAGAAGAAAGGCCAGGGAGCGGATACGTGACCTGTTCGTCATAGGCTGTCTGACCGCTCTGAGATATTCCGATTATTCGACATTGACAAAAGACAATTTGAGAGATGGATACATCATAAAAAGGACAAAGAAGACCAATGTGGACGTCAAGGTCCCGGCTCATGATTATGTAAGGGAGATATTCGAGAAATATGACGGGAACATACCCGGAGGACTGTGCATACAGTATTTCAACAAGTATCTGAAGGTCATCATGAGGGAGATAGGGCTTACCGACAGGATCACTTTCTCCTACACGAAGGGAGGAAGGCTGGTCACGGAGACCCGGGAGAAATGGGAACTGGTCAGCAGCCATACGGCAAGAAGAAGCGCGGCCACGAACATGTACCTTACAGGACGGATGAAGACATTGGAGATCATGAGACTGACAGGGCACAGGTCTGAGCAGAACTTCTTCCGGTATATCCGGCTTACTGCGGATGATACGGCCCGGTCAATCTCCGGAGACAGTTTTTGGAGAAAATAATAATCTGCCATTTGCCGGTGTCGGCAAATGGCTCATAACGGAACAGAAATGAGCCTTGGGCGGCTTTGTAAAACCCATAGAAACAATGATGAAAAAGTATATTGGAACAAAATTAGTTCAAGCCACACCAGCAATTCGCAAGGGTGGAAAAATTTATCTACCTACTGATGCTATTCCAAAAACAATGGAACCAGTAGAAGAAGGTTATAAGGTGGTGTATGAAGACGGTTATGAAAGCTGGTCACCTAAAGATGTCTTTGAAAAGGCTTATCACGTGGCTGATACCCCTCTTGACCGTATGTATATCGAATATAATGAGTTGATGGACAAACATAATAAGTTAGTACTGTTCCTTGGTCGAAAAGACGCTATTGAAATAGCAGGTGAAAATCAGGTCGCCTTAATGGAGGTTCAAAAAGTACAGATGCACGACTACATTCTTACCTTGAAAGAGCGCATTGATTTAATGAAGAAATAAATATTGCCATACGGTGGTTGAATATCTACCGTATGGCTTAATACGAATTAGAAATGAATATGATATTCCTGAAAAGAAAACCAGCCTCTTTTTTTGAAAAAAAGCAGGCAAAGGTTTTAGAAACTATACAATCTCTTGTTTCAAAGATTGATGTGGGTGAAATAGTTTCCGTATCAAAAGGATATGGAGGATTCACAGTAACTACCCCTGATGGTAGATGTATTAAGAAAGTTGAAGCTATTAAATTAGATTTAATAATATAAGATATGAATATAGACACAGAGTTTAATGTAGGTGATAGTGTATGTTACCTAAGTGGTGACAATATCTGTCATTCCACTATAAGCAAAATTACTATTGAAATATCCTATACAGATAGAAGTTTTTTAATGGTTTACAAATTGTCTGACGGCTTAAGTGTGCCTAGAAACAACTATCCACAATGGGGGAAAAGGCTTTTTAGAAACAAAAAGAGTTTAATAAAATATTTATCAGAATTATAACGGAACAAAAATGAAACAGGTATTATCATTCGAGCAAATGAAACATTTACAAGAACTTGGATTATACCATATCTACACCTTGCAGGATATTCTCGATAAGCTGCCTTGCTTCATCGGCAATGAAGTGCTGACCATGCAAAAACTTGCAGATAGCTATACATGCTTGTATATGGAATCTTATACTAGGTCTATGATAAATATTACAGAAAGTAAAGAACTCATTGATGCAGCTTACGAAATGCTGTGTTGGTGTATTGAAAACGGATATGTTAAAGTTGAAAATGAGTAAATCAGAAGAATATATTGAAATCAAGAGTTTTGTGGTAGTCAATCCCAACTTCCCGGTTATCACAAAAGAAAGTGCTCTTAAAGCCGTTGCAATGGCAGAGGAAGAAATGAAACGGAAAGCCATCGAAGTTCTTTCCTCTGTTTTGGATAACTGGGTGCATGGTGGTGACGCAGACTGTATCATTGCGGAGTTTGAGGAAAGATTAAATATCGGATAAAAACAGAACGGGCGCCCTGCGGCATACAATAATATGCGGGGCGCCCGTTGTCAATGAGAAGTTATCGTGTTTCTTTCCGCAGTCTTTCCCTGACCTGCCGCTCCGTGAATCCGAATGCCGCGGCGAACTGTTTGAATTTCTCCTTCTGCCCGGAGGGGAGAAGGGAGTACAGGCTTGAGAACGGCGTGCCGCCTTCCAGCGCTTTCCTGATTTCTTTCTTTTTCATATAAGTTCCTTTATCTGTTTCTTACAACATTCACAATCACACAGCAGCAACCTGGCTTTGTCGAACATCTTCTGTCCTATATTGCCGGACAGGTAACATATCTCCTCGCCCCACGGGTCGATCCCCAGCGCCTTTGCCATGTGCGCTTCCAGGTGCTTCCTTTCGTGGTCATAGGAGTTCTGGAACTCGGCGGGCGACGATGTGATCCCTATCACCATGACCGTCTGCCTTGTGCCGTAGTTGGAATAGGTGAGTCCGGTATCCGGTTTGCCGGAGGACAGGTTCCTGTACGCCGTTTCCAGATCATCCCCGCGGCAGCCTATGTCATAGAGCCTGCCCATGATCTCGTCGGTGTAGTAACAGTCCACGGCATAGTAGACCTCCACCTTCCATCCGTACTCCTCTATGTCAAACCGCTGGCGGATCATAACATCTCGTCCCATTCCACCGGTTCCCCGGCCCTTGTCATTTTCGCATACCACATGCACATGACCATGCCTTCCGGAGCGTCATGGTCATCTATGATATCCTTGACGTAGAGTGCCAGATGGGGCTCGTCGGCAATGGAGGACTTGAAACAGTCCGCTTTTGCCTGGTTGGCCACGTATACATAGTCATATAATGTGTTGTTCTCCACCCTGACCCCGTTCTTGGCCAGAAGCTCGTCCACCTTGTCCTTGGTCATGGGTTCGATCTTCTCGCTTTTTCCGGTTGCCGGGTTCATCCTGCGCATGAGTGACACGGCGAAGTCGCACAGCTTCTTGTTGAAGTGCCAGCCATTGTGCCGGAGATACGCCGTCATCTCCTTTGGCCGGTCATCATATATGTCCAAAGGTTCCTTTGTCCTGTTCATGGTCTTCTTGTTAGCCGGGACGGAGGATTCCCCCGTCCCGGCGGGTTAAACTAACGGTATCTTGAATAGCGTCCTGTTCCGGGCACTCCGCGGCGCTGGCCCATCGAGCCGCCGCCATAACGGTTCCCGTATCCTCCGCCGTATCCGCCACGGTTTCCATAACCGCCACGTTGTCCCATGTCGTCATACTCGTCATAGTCATCGTAGCCGTCGTCGCGTTGTCCCATGCCGCTCCCTTCCGAGAGTTCCTCAATGCACTGCATGAGCTTGCCGCCATACTTGAGCATTTTTTCGGCATAATCGGACATTCTCTCGACCTTGCTGTCTTCTATCTCGATCATCATCATACTTGTTGTTTTTTAGGATTGTTCGTACTGGGCCTTTCCGCGGGTTTAAGCAGTTCGGCCATCATGGCCTTCAGCTCGGATATCTCCTCCCTGAGAGCCTTGTTTTCCGCCTCCTGTCTCTGCCTTTCGGCAAACTCGGGATTCAGGATCTCCATCATCTTGCCGCAGGCGTCCACTATGGCACGGTGGTGGTCTATGCTCCTGAGTATCTCCGCGGACCTGTTCCTCATGGCCGCCACCTCGGAGTTCATCGACTCCCTTGATCCGGATATGACCATGTTCCCGCCTCCGGGGAAATTCGCGTCGGCGATGTCCGCCCCCGCGGGTATCTTCTGGAACGTGACGGTCTGTTCGCCGACCTTGACGGTGATGTCCACCACCATCTTCATCGGCTGGCCGAACATAACCGGCTGTGTCCCGTCCGGGACCGGGTTGGATACTCCCGCAATGGCACCGACCTCCACATAAGGCGTCCCGTCCTTATGGAGTATGTAAAACTGGCTGTTGACTCTTAAATTCTGGAAAGGCATAATTGTTTCTTTTTAAATGAGGGATTCCTCCCTCCGTGTTCTTAAACTACTCCGGTCATTATCTGCAGGGTGTTTGTCGTCCTGTCGAACCAGAACTCGAACACTCCCGTACCGGGAATGTCGGCTGCCGTCAGCGCCTCGCCGTTGTACTTGGTCACGGCCTGCGTTGCCCCGTTTGTCTCGAACAGGACCGGCAGCGTCCCGGTTGTTCCTGTGGGAACGGCCTGCGCCAGGTCGATGTAGATGGTTCCCCTGTACCAGGCATTCACGAATGAATGGTTCGGGAAGGAGAACACCACATTGTCGGCGGTGACATTCACTCCGGATGTGGCTATTGCGGCCGATCCGCGTCTGTTAACGAATTGAAAAGGAAATGGCATGATTACCTCCTTTCTCCGGGTCAACCCCAGAAACCGTTACCCGCCCCGAAACCGAAGCCGTATCCAAGACCATATTGGGCCGCCACACAGGTGGGGATTCCCACAACCGGGCTGTACGGCACCTTGGCCACTTCGGGCTGGTTGCACTCAATCTTCGCCAGACGGGCGCTCAGATCACCCAGCGCGGCGTTGACAGGCGCGATGGTCTGTGCGGACACCTGTGCGAAATACGCGTTCTGGTGCTCCTGCGAGAGCTGGTTGACAAGCGTGCTGTTTCTTTCCCGCAACGTGTCGATCTTGTCAAGCAGCGCCTGGTTCTGCATGGCGTCCAGCTTGCTGATGATGGCGTTGGTGTTGGCTGTGCCTGCGTCACGCAATGCGAGCGTGTTCTGGTTGGCCGTGTTCACCAGGGTGTTAGTCTGGTTGCAGACGGACAGCTGGTTCTCGTAGCCCATTTTGGTAATGTTCTCGTTTGTCTGGCAGCAGCACTGGCAGATCTGCGACTGGATGGCATTATTGCCCTGCATGATCGCGGTGACGATCTGGTTGGTGTTCATGCCCATCTGGTTGCCGATGTTGCATATCTGCATGCCAAGACCGTTTATGGCGGCCTGTACGGCATCGGAAGAGGTGTTCAACGCGGTGGCCAGGCTCTGGATGTCGTATCCGTTGCGTTGTACGGCCTGCATGATCACGGCGGTGTTCGCGTCGTTCTGCACGAAGGGTACCACGCCGCCCTGTCCGTTGCCCATCATTCCGCCACGGGCGCCGCCGAAGCCTCCCATGCCTCCCCATCCCATCAGGATGAACAGAAGCAGGATGGCGAACAGATCGTCACCCCAGCCGTTGCCGTTACGGCTGTTGCCGTTTCCCATCAGCGCCAGGATGTTCGGATCCACACCGCGCTGTTGCATCAGCGCCGGAAGCATGGCCAGAATGCCATTGGTGCCGCCTCCGGAGTTCCCGTTCTCGGGGAACACAAAAGTTCTTGATTCACTCATAGTTGTATTTGTATTTTGTAGTTCCGGTCACTAATCCGACCGTGGTGCAAACATACTCAACTACACGCACTCCGTCGAGCGTCCTGTTCTGATGTGTTTCCTTATTTGTTCCAGATATATTCCGATCATCGGCGAGGTGATGTTCCGGGCCAGCAGGTGCCGTATCCCCCGTGCCGTGCGGTTGGTCATCCCCGCTATCTGGTCCGGATACAGGCCGGCTTCCGAGAGCAGCCTGACAAGCACATATCTGGCGTCCGTGGACTCCATGTCCCTGAAATCGCCCAGTATCCGTTCCTTCGGCACTTCCGTTTCACGCTCGGTCAGGCCGAGCAGGTTGAAGAAAATTTCGCTCTTGCACATGATTATTCAATTTTTATTGTTACTTTTGTGCACCACATTAAAACGGCACACGTTTGTTGCGTCAAGGACTTTAGCCCTCAGCGTGCAGCAAGCGTGTGCCGTTTATGTTTTAATGTGGTAGTTAAACTAACGGAAGCGTTGAGGGCTTTTTTATTATTAACCCTCCCTTTGTTGCATATTTATTTCTTAATCACTACCTTTGTCATACAGGTAAAAGTTTTTTTTCAAATTGTTCAAATGTTTCAGGGTATGAGGAAATCCAGGATAAACACTCCGGGAAGAAGTTATGTGTTCCGTCTTACGGATGTCGTGCGCATTTATGACGAGCACAGCCGCAGCGGCCTTTCGAACCGTGAGATATTCCGCCGTTACATCTGGCCCAAATACCGGATATGTGAGCGTACTTTCTACAACATGATCAAGGCCAGCGCGGACGACCGTGTCATCGCCCGGCAGCGCGAGATGCAGATGACACTTTTCTAAAGTTTCTCAACCGCCCTGAACGTGTATTCCTCCACATCCTCCACCACTTCCGCATGATTATGGTTTGTGTCGCTGGCGGTACGCCGGAACATGTCAAAGCCGACCTTCCCGTTGTCCCCCTTGAAATCATGCAGGCAGGCACTGATCTCCTCCAGCAGGCTGAAACGTTCCAGGGACTGCTGCTGGTATCGGCTTCCTTTCCTTGACGAGCCTTCCCAGGGAGTCACGACATGCAGCCTGACTGTAACCGCCGCCTGCTGTACGGCACCCGATAGCGTCGTCCATTTATACGGCATGAACTCAAGGAACACGGCGGGCATGTCGAAAGGCTCCTCCTCCTCGATGAAGTCGACCTGTTCGTTCCACAGGTCATAGGTTCTGACTGCCGGCACCCCTTGCCTGTCCGGCAGCTGTTCCAGGCGTTCCTGGAGCTGTAAATAGAAAAAACTTCTCATACTTTAATCGTTATCGTTGAACACTTTCTTCAAATTCTCCATGGCTATCTCATCCAGCAGTTTCTCCAGATCCGGATGGCGTCCGATGAACTGACGCCTGGGAATCATGATCCTGCTTCCTGTCTTTTTAAGCGCCATGGCCTTGTAGAACTCCGCATCCCGGGATATCTGCCGGTTTTTCCTGCCGTTCCGTGCCTTCCCGGCCTTTGTCCGGGCTATACGTCCAACGGCCTGCCTGTACTTTATCCAGAAATATCCTTTCATCCTGCGGGTGACGGTGATGCTTCCCCCCTCGTTATGTATCTTCGCATACGGCACGGACGAGGTGATCTCCACCCCCTTGCCTCCTTCCATTATTTGGGAGCGTATGCTGCGTCTGAGGGTCCCGGACTGTACGAGCAGACCTCTGGTTTCGTCCGTGTCACCTTTTCGCCTTTTCCATTTCTCGTTGAAGAAGGCCTCGCGCTTGAAATTCATGTCGAACTCCTCCTTCGCTTCCACCCTGATGTCATTCAGCGTAAGGCGGATGAACCGGTTTATCCGTCCCCGCAGCTCCCTCATGGTTTTTCCGGAACCGTTGTCAGCCATTGCCGCCTCCTTTCCCGGCCTGTTTCCGGATGATCCGGCAGGCCATGCACAGTTCATTCCCGTCCCCTTTGCCGTCACAGTCCGCACAGTCCTTGCGGGTGTACGGGTTATATGCCGGGAATGTGGTCATCCGTTTCCCCGGATTGAATCGCATCATCTCCTGGTACTTTCCCGATGTGGCCTGCGATCCGAGGTTCATGGCCTCCCTCTCGTCGCTTTCCGGATATTTCCCTTTGTGGACCTGTTCTGTCGTGCAGCGGCATCCGAACCCGTTGGGCGGGAGATACCAGTCCCAGAACCTGCTGGAGAGAGGAAGGGTGATCCCGTCCAGTGGACGGTGCCCCTTGCGGACCCTCTCGTCTCCGACGGTACGGTACTGCAGGTTGTAATCCTCCCCGTCCTTCTCGAAATCCTTCCATTTCGCGGCCATCAGCGCCGATGACCTGGCGAAGTTCCACTCTGTTTTCAGATAGGCCCCGTTATAGGTGTCGTTGATTGTCTGAACGTCGTTTAAAAACCGTTCAAACGGTTTTAATCCTCCGTCTTCATCGAGCAGGGAGGGAAACGCCTCGTTCAGCTCGTGGAAGGTCTTTATTCCGCTGAAGACATAATCGGACTCCTTCAGCCTTTGCACGCTCACCTCGTCCAGCGGCACTTCCCTGACGGAAAGGTCCACGGCATTGTCAAGCAGCGCGGCGGTCTTCTTGATGAATTCCCTGACTTCCTCGTCCTCCAGCATCTCCGGGCTGAACCCCTTCTGTCTGTACAGCCATGCCATAAGCAGCAGGAAGGCCTCCTCCACCTGCGAGGTGTCGGCCTGTCGTGTGTCGTTGTCGTCTTTTTCCAGGGCCAGCGTACTACTCCCGTACAGCAGCGCGGCCCTCTCATGCAGCCCCGCATAGTCGGCGGGGCCTAGTCGAAAAAAGGTTTTACCAGCTGCTCCTTCCTGTCCTTTCTTGTCATTATGGGAATCTGATACTTGTTTACGATATATTTGGGGTCCACCTCGTAGTGGTTCATCACCATGGATTCGTATGCCACCTGCTGCTCGGGCGTGTAGGTCACGCTGTCATCCCAGTCAAAACGGTATCCCTTGACCGGAAACCCGTGTTTTACCATGCGGGGGATCAGCTGCCAGTTCACCAGGTCCCTTATCATGTCGGCATCCTTGTTGATCAGGTTGTCCAGCATGTTCTCGTGGACCTTGGACTGTGAGAGCGACGCCCCGTTGTCTACGGTCATGGTCTGCGTGAGCACCGCCTTGCTTATCTCGCTGTTGCAGCGTTCTATGCGCTTGTCGTACACATTGTACGCGTCCCCCCGTGTGGATTCCTTGATGTCGATGGTCGTCCCTTCCGGGAACAGCCCGTATGATGCGGCCCCCATGTTCCTGAGCAGTCTTTCCAGCTTGTCGAATTCCTTGGGGTCACGGCTGGTGGTCGTTCCGATACGCAAGGGGATGCCGAATATCTCCCCGAACATGTCCCAGAAGCTGGCCATGTTCTTTTTCGGGATGGTATGCAGGGCGCATTTGAGATACAGTCCCAGGTCATGCGTGCCTCCGGCTTCCGTCACCCACCATGACACGGGGCCGCTGCGGTAGTCGTACCCCGACTGCCATGTGTCGTTCTCGCTGGTGATGATCACCCCGTATTCAGGCACGACATGGGTGCGCGGTATCAGGCTGACGCTGCTGAACACCGGCTTGTCCTCCACGGTGATGACGGGTCCCAGCTCGATGAGGGAGTTCCCGTAATATATGCTCTCAAGGCTGAGCCGCATCCACTGCTTGAACCACGGTGTCTCGAACAGCTCCCTGAGATCCTCGTTCTCGGCGCCTGACCTGTCGACGATCCTGAATCCCTTGTTCATGACGAACCCGGTACGCTGTTCCACGCATCCGGCAAGGTGCCCGTCCACATCCACGTCCGTATAGATGTTGTACAGCCGGTTCCGCCTGGGCTGCTCCACATTGATGGCCTGCTGCCATGCGTGCCGCCATGACCTCAGGTCGTTGCGTGTGAGGTTCTCCGTCTGCAGCTGGAGGCTGACCGTGATGTCGCGGACCTTTTTCCTATCCGCACGGCGCGCAAGGTCCATATTGCCGATGCGCACCCCCTTGTCTCTTCCTTTTCCCATAATTACCAGATATAGTTGTTCCTGATCCCCTCACCTGTGCGGATCGGGTTGTAATAGTCTTCCTGTCCGTCGGGCCCGGTGACGGTAGGGAGGTCAAGCATCACTTCGGATGCCTGCACCGCCTCCAGCCATTCCACCTGTTTGTCATACTGTGTGCTGTACTTCTCAAGGCTCATGCGGGCAGGCAGGCCCAGCACCATCCTGTACAGCGCGATATCCGTCAGGCACCCCACCAGCGCCATGTTCCTTTCGTCCCCCTGTCTGGAGAATGCGGCATCCACGTCGTACCGTCCTCTCAAGTATCCGGCGGCAAAATCCATGGCGAACCTTTCGGCAAGCAGGCGGTTCTCCTCCTTGCTCTGCTGCACGATCTTCAGGGCTTCCTCCCCGATATTGATATAGTCCTGTTCCGTTATATACATAATGGTAAGTTTTGTTTGGTTGTCACCATCCTTCCTTGGGCGCCTGCCTCATTCCGATACGGGGCGGCATGGTATCCTGGCGCACCTGTTTCTGCAATTTGTATATCGCCCCCTCGTCCGCGTCCGGGGAGTCGTCATGCGCCCGGCTTCCCTGCTCGAAGGAGAGCGTCTGGTCAATGGATGTCCGCATGTCGGCGTCGTCCTTCAGCCTGATGTTGTACCAGACGAGCCCTCTTTCCCACAAGGGGGATATGGCCTCGATCCGTGCGAACTTGTCGGGTTTCTTGCGCGTGTCCGGCATGACGGGAAGCTGGTATCCCCTTATGTCCCCCTCCCTCTGGAACTCGTCAAGTATGGTATCCTGCATGAAGTTCGCCTCCATATAGAAGGTGGCGGCGCAGTCCTCCGGCAGGGATTCGTACAGGTCATAGAGCCAGCGTACCATCTCGCCTACGCCGCACTGCCGGCAGAACGCGCGTATGCAGTGCAGTTCCCTGTGCGATGCCGTTTTCAGCCCCCTTTTGGGCCGCCCCCACATCTTGCACGCCTTGTAGTCGTTCTTTCCGCCGCTCTTCCATGATGGGTCGACGTATACCACGATGCTTTCGTAATATTTCAACCTGAGCATCGGCTTGTATCTTATCCACCTTTCCTGGAATACCGCCCCTTCGGTGACGGGGTTGTTCATGTATTCCTTCTGGAAGGAGCGGTATCCCATGAACTCCTCCAGTCCGTGGAGGTATTCCGCCGTATATCTCTCGGGCCATGACGGGTTCCCGTCCCTGTCGAAAGCGTTGACGGAGCTGGTGTGCACGGTCCTGCTGTCAATGATCTTCTGCAGCACGCTGTTCTTTCCGATCAGGTTGCCCACCATGACAAACCGTCCTCCCTTTCCCCCGAAACATCCGAAGAGCGCCTCTTTGATCCACTTGGTCATCTCGCGTACCCGGGCCTCGCTGCGGCACATCTCGTCATCGTCAAGGTCATCCACCACTATGTAGTCGGGCCGCATCTCCCGGAAACGCAGTCCTCGCGGCGACTGTCCCCGTCCCCGGCTGAAAAAGGCACACCGGTCCTTCGTCACAAACTCCCCTTCCTGCCAGCATCCGGCATTGTACTGTTCGCCGAAATCCTCGATGATGTACCGGTTGGACTGCAGCTCCATCTGCAGGTCCCCCAGAAGGGCGTCCGCATTGTCCTCGCTTTTCCCGACCAGCACCATCACATGCAGCTTGCCGTTGAATTTCAGCCACAAGGGTATCCCGATGTCAAGGTGCACGGACTTGGCATGGCCGCGCGGCCATTTGAACACGGCGCGGCAGTTGTCGTTATTGTACATATACCGGGCCGCATCGTTCTGGAACCTGGCATTGGGACATTCGCAGTAGTGTCTGAGGTAACGCTGGCAGAAATAGTCGTAATCCCTGAGCGCCCGCGCGATGTTGCGTTTCCTCTCCTGGGGGGATTCCATGCGGTCCTCCGATGTGATCCTGGCCAGCCGTTCGCTCTGCTGCAGCCAGCGTTTGTACGCGTCCTTCCTTTCCTGTTCCGTCATGGCTTCTTTGTGAAAAAGGGGGTTAGAAAATCATCATGCAGGCCGTGGAGCATCGCCACGACCTTGTCGGGAAGCTCCGGATAATCCTTCCGGTGTTCCATCAGCCAGTCCTCGAACCGGATGAAGGCCTCCACATAATGCACCACATTGGTGCTCCTGTCCATCTTCTCGATGGTGGCGGCCAGCTTGACCAGGTCGTCGGCTATCTTCTTTTTCTTCAGATACTCGTCAGGGTCCTCGATGGCGTCGTTGATAATGGAGAGGATCTTCTGCGTGACCTCCTCGCGTGTCATTCCGTAACAGGCTTTCAGCTCCCTCCATCCTTCCTGGCTGATCCACCTGCTGAGCGTCTGGCGGGCGATCCCCGTCATCTCGATGATCCTTTCCTGCGGGATTCCCTTGAGGTACAAAGCCTTGGCGGTATCTTTCGACTTATGTCCGGTTCTTGCCATAATGAATTGTTTTTTCTGCAAAGATGCACTGCGGAACGTCCCGAAGGCAAGAAAATGCGCGGGCGTTGCACACAATGCTGAAAGTGTTGCACACTTTTTTTGAACACCTTCCCTCCAGATGTAAGTTTGCGGCAAAGAAATGAAAGAGACTAGATATGGAAATTAATAGAATATACAATGAGGATTGCCTTGAGGGGATAAAACAAATAGCGTCTGCAAGCATAGATGCAATAATAACTGACCCTCCCTATTTTGTAGGAATGACCCACAATGGGAAAAAGGGGGATTACAATGACTTAATTATAATGAAGCCTTTTTTTGATTCACTTTTCTGTGAATTTGCAAGAGTAATAAAGGAAAATGGGAAGGTATATATCTTCTGTGATTGGCGTACTTATGCATTTTATTACCCTTTGTTGTTAAAACATATAAATGTGAGGAATATGCTTGTATGGGACAAGACTAACGGTCCGGGTAGTAGTTATGCTTTTACCCATGAATTGATATTATTTGCATCGAAAGGCGTTCCCTGTATGAAGGGGAGTAATATATTTCGTTTGCCCGGTTTTGCAGGAGGAGCAAAAAAAACAAATGGGGAGATGGTCCATCCGACACAAAAACCTGTGGAAGTCATAGAAAAACTTATTACTGATTCTACCCAAGAAGGTGATTTGGTGCTTGACTGTTTCATGGGTTCAGGTACAACCGCAGTAGCCTCAAAAAAACTTAATCGGAATTTTATCGGCTTCGAAATCCAAGAAAAATATATCGCTATATCTGAGAGTCGATTAAAACAAGTTTAAATAATCCTCAAATCAAAATAGACGGAAATGGGCAAAAGAATAAGAATAAGCAACGAAACGCTGAACTGTTACGGAACATGGGTGAGGACGGACGGGGTGGACCTGTCCCAGTACGAGCGGAACCCTGTATTGCTGTGGATGCACGAGAGAGGGTGCGTCATCGGAATGGTGAAGGATATCAGAAGGGAGAACGGTGAGATTACCGGAGAGCCCTGGTTTGACGATGTCCGGGAGGAGAGCAGGATGGCCAGACAGCAATGGGAGAAAGGCACGCTGCGCATGGGATCGCCCAATTTCGACATACTCGAACTCTCCGAAGATCCGGCACTCCTGAAACCCGGGCAGACCTGCCCCACGGTGACCAGGTCCAAACTGGTGGAATACAGCATGGTGGATATCGGGGGGAATGATGACAATATCAGCCTGATTTATGAAGGGAAACCGTTGAAACTCAGCAAGGGGGACGGCTCGCACAGTCTTCCCCTCCTGAAAAAAAACAATAACCAAAAAACTACACCTGAAATGAACAATGAAGAAATGAAAGCAGTCGCCCTGATGCTGGGCCTCACGGATGCCGCGACACTGACAGACGTGCAGAAAAAGATCAATCTCCTGCTGGAGTACCAGAGAGCGAACGGAGTGCTGCAGGCCGAGAAGGAGAAGCTGGAGAAAGAGCTTGACGGACTCAAGCTCTCGGGTATAACCGCCCTTGTGGATTCCGCCATCGGGGAGGGAAAGATCAGCGCCGACAGGAAGGATCATTTCATCTCCCTGGGGAAATCGGTCGGCGCGGAGTCCCTCAAGCTGACCTTCGAGGCGATGAACCCTGCCCTGCGCCCTTCCGCCATACTGGCCGGGAAATCCGGAGGAGCCGTACATGCGGGAGGCTACGAGAAATGGACGGATGTGCCGGAGGAGGAGCTCAAGCTGATGCGCTCCGATGACCCGCAGCAGTACAGACGTCTGTACAAGAAACAGTTCGGAGTGGACTGTCCTGAATTTAATTAACTAAAAATTAGAAGAGAATATGAAAAAGAAATTTATTCTGAAATTTTGGACCGGAACGGCCTTCAATATCATAATGGGGGTCATCCTTGCGTCAATGGTGGGGATCAGCCCCGCATACGGTGCGGCCTCGGGAATAGTTGTGCCGATGCTTCTTAAGGGATTCATGCCGGCCGGTGCCGCCATGGAGGGTGTGTACACCGAAGTATGGACGGGAGAGCTGGTCAGACAGCTCGGTGCGGGACTGACGGCGTCGTTCCTTGACGGGATACCGGACTATTCCGCAAGAGTGAACAACGAGATCATCCACCTGGTGGATGTGGGTGCCGATCCGGACGTGCTGGTGAACAACACCACCTATCCCATACCCATACAGAATCTGGAGGAGAATGACATCCCCATCGGGCTGGACAAATTCCAGACAAAGGCCACCCGTGTGACGGATGACCAGCTTTATGCAATTTCCTATGACAAGTTCTCGCTTGATGTCGAGCGTCACAGGAACGCCATCGACCGTATCCGTTACAAGAAGGCTGCGCACGCCCTGGCTCCATACAGCCATACAGGCAAGACTCCGGTGATCCCCACCAGCGGGGAGGCGGATGCCACAGGACGGAAAAAACTGACCTTGAAAGACATCATCGCCTTGAAACGCGCCCTGGACAATGCCGAGGTGCCGGAGGACGGGCGCCGTCTTGTGCTGTGTCCGGACCATGTGAACGACCTGCTCGAACAGGACCAGTCGTTCAAGGACAAGTTTTACAATTATACCAGCGGCAAACTCCTGAACATGTACGGTTTCCAGATCTACACGTTCATCAACTGTCCGTATTACACCAAGGAGGGGGTCAAGGTTCCGTACAACCAGACTCCGGGTGAAACCGACCTGAAAGGATCCTTCGTGTTCTATGTACCCCGCATGTTCCGTGCGCAGGGCTCGACCAAGATGTATTATTCGGCTGCGGCTACCAGCCCGCAGACCCAGGAAAGCCTGGTCAACTTCCGCCATTACTACATCGTTCTTCCCAAGAAACAGGAGGCGATCGGAGCCATCTATTCGTGGGACGGTACCACTGTCCAGAAAAAGGACCAGGAAGTTCCGGCCGAGAAACGGTGGGCCGAGGTGAGACGGGAAGCGGTGGCGGCAGCGAGAGCGAAAGCCGCGTCTGAAGGAACGGATTCGGAAACCGATGAAATCGAGCCATGACCATGACACCAAGAGGACTACGAAACAATAACCCTGGAAACCTCCGCCTGTCAGGTGACAGGTGGAAGGGCCTCCGCCCGGTGCAGACGGACAAGGAGTTCTTCCAGTTCACCGACATGAGATACGGCTACCGTGCCATGCTCATCACCTTGAGGAACTACCGGAAGAAACACGGTTTGAGGACCCTCTCCCTTATGATCGGGCGTTACGCCCCGTCCACGGAGAACGACACCCGCGCCTACCTTTCAAGTGTATGCGGCGAGCTTCAGGTTCCCACTACCTACGAGCCTGACGTGGATGACAAGGGGACGATGTGCCGTCTGGCCGCCGCGATGAGCCGGGTGGAAAACGGCGTGCCCGCCGTCATGGCGGACATAGAGGCCGGCTGGGAGATGATCTGAAAAATGACATGCGTATGGACTGGGGCACTGTATTCGAACTTCTCCAGCAGTGGCTGGCCCCCACGGGGTGCATAGCCATGGCAATAGGCTGGTGGCGTGACCGCAGGCTCGTCAAGGTCCGTGCGGTCAAGGAGAACGAGGGCACATACAAGCAGTTGTATGACGACCTCTCCGAGACGACTTTACATTTAAGCGACCAAATACGAAAAGTCAATGAGAAAATTATCGTTCTGGAACAGGCGCTGCGTAAATGTTACCAGTGCAAGTATGCTGACCGCTGTCCTGCTGTTGTCTGGATGCGCAGCAAACAGGGAGAGCCGAACAGCCGTCCGCTCGGGCTCTCTTCAGAGGAGCGTAACCGGGGAAATAATCTTCGGCAAGGCCCCGACGACTCTGACGAGCCTGGCACTGAAACCCGGGCTCCTCCGGACGATAGGCGGCCTTCCGGCCGGCATGGGCGTGACGGAGCAGCATGAGGGGCTGGACCTGAGGGTGGAGTCAGACGGGGAAGGCGGCGTGAACGTCACGGCCGTCTCGTATGCCCGGCCGGAGATCACCGTAAGGGAGACCTCGGATATGAGGTTGGAGTCAGAGGAGGCTACGGCCGGGGAAAAACAGCCGGTTCCCTCTTTTTGGGACCGGACAAGGACGAAGGTGTTGTGCTGTTTTGTCCTCCTGCTTCTCTTCTGGGGACTCCGGCGGTTTAAAGACAAATCAAGGAACAATTAAAACATGAATCATTATGGCAGAAACGAATACCGGCGCCATCTATGGCGTGAAAGCTCTCAAATATAATGGAAAGGCTCTCGGACTGATATCCGAGGACGGGCTGCAGCCCGGAGGCGACTCGCCTTCCAAGACCCGCATCTGGGCGGCGCAGAAACGCAACGCGCCGTTCGCGGTGCTCAAATCCACACCGGGAACCAAGACATGGACGTTCACGCTCATCGAGCTGTCCGCGGACAACATGATACAGGTGATGGGCGGGACGAAGGAAAGCACCGGGGTCTATGTGCCTCCGACGGAGGACAAGGACGTGCAGGGCGTGTTCGACATCGAGACCGTGACGGAACACACGATCCGTATCTATAACGGGGTGCTCACATGCAATTTCGCCAACGGGATCAACTTCAGCAACGTGCTGGGCATCGAATGCGAGCTGGAGATGCAGGATGCTGGGGAGAAGCCTCCCTACAAGATCTTCGCCCCGGGTGACGTCGTACCGGAATATCCCGAGTCATGACGGAGGACAGGGACACACGGTGCCAGGCGGCGGACATGCTGCTTGACATCGGCATCCGCATTCCGGTGATGCCGCTCAGGCCCTTTAAAAAACGCCCCGGGAAATCCTTCCTTGTCATGCGCCGTCCGCCCGCCGGGGCGGTCATCCGCATAGCAAGGCGGTACCTGGAGCTCGGCGTCACCCCGGAGGATATCAGGGCGATGGACTATGAAGAAAGGATGCGGTTCGTGGCGGAGAAGGGAAAGGCGGTCAGCCGGATGGTCGCGCTGGCCGTATGCACCGGATGGCTCTCGGGGATGCTGTTCTCCGGCCCTGTGGCATGGTATCTCAGATGGAGGGTGCATCCGGCGATGCTCTCTGCCGCCCTCATCGAGCTGCTCAGGGGCATGGACATACAGCCTTTTTGCAATACTATTCCGTTGGCGTCCAGAACGGCGGAGCTGCTGGAGCCGATAGGAAGCCGGGAAAGGAAAACGGGTTAACGGGCCGGCAGGAAGGCCCCCATAGCGTTTTCGGAATCATCGCGCAGGCGATGGAACGGTTCGGCAGGTCGAAACGGCACATCCTGTGGAAGATCAGCTACGCCGAGCTGATGCTGATGAACACGGATGTCAGCCGGTACGTGACCAAGGAGGAGCTCCTGGAAAGGGAGCGCAAACGTAGGCCGGACAAATTCACCACTGAATATTTTCAAACAAAACTGGGAGGATAGGAATGGAACCTGTAAGACTGGAGATACTGCTTGACGACAAGACACTGAAGGGGATGCGCTCGGTGGAGGGCAACCTTTCCGGGATAGGCCTGTACGCGAAACAGGTCATCGCACAACTGGAGCAGGAGCTTGCAACCCTGCAGGAACGGTTCAAGCAGGCCATGGCCACAGGTACGAATACCGATGCCCAGATGGCGGACATCCAGGCACTGCAGGGAGTCATCAGGCAACTGAAAGCGGAACTGCAGGGGCTGGAAGAGCAGAAGAAAAAGACAGGATCCACCCCTCTCATGGGAGATGATCCCGCCCCGAAACTCAATAATGTGAGGATGAGCATGCAGCAGATCGCCCGGGAACTCCCCTCGCTGGCAATGGGTCCCCAGATGTTCTTCCTCGCCATTTCCAACAACATTCCCATGTTCACCGACGCCCTGTCGTCAGCCCGCCAGGAGTATGAGGCGCTGACCAAAGCCGGAAAGAAAGCCACCCCGGTGTGGAAGCAGGTGCTTTCCTCACTGTTCTCGTGGCAGACGGCGCTGGCCGCCCTGATTACCCTGTCCGTCGTATACGGGAAGGAGATCGGCGGATGGGTGAAGAGCCTGTTCGGCGTGAAGGATGCCGCCCTGTCCGCGGCGAAAGCCCAGGAAAAGGTGAATGAATCCTTCAGGAACAGCAGCAGTGATGTGGCGGAACAGGTCACTCTCGTCAGGTCCTTGTCCGAAAGATGGAAGGAACTGGGAGACAACATGTCCGATAAAAAACAGTTCATCACCGAAAACAAGAAGGAGTTCGGGAAACTCGGTGTTGAGGTGGGCAACGTGAATGACGCCGAGAACCTGCTGGTGGACAATACGGACGTGTTCATCGGGGCGATGATTCTCAGGGCCGAAGCTGCCGCAGCGTTCAAACTGGCCACGGAGCAGACGGAGAAGGCCTTAAAAAAGCAGAACGAGATAGAGGAAAGGCGGAAGAAGGGTCCGACTTTCTGGGACAGGTTCAGGGCCAATTTCTTCTCTTCCGCGTCCGGATCAGCTACTTATACCCGACAGGCGGACGCTCCCACGGCCGAACAGCTCAGAGAAAATGATATCTCCGCCCTGGAAGAGGAACAGAAGGCAGCGGAAGATACGGCCAAATCCTATATGGACCTGTTCCTTGCGCGGACAAAGGAATGGAAGGAGAGGCTTAAATCGGCAGGCATAAAGGAAGATGACGGCAGGGAAACCAAGGATACGGGCAAATCGGCCCGGGATTATCAGGACGAGCTTGCCGACGCCCGTATCAGGGCACAGCAGAAACTTGAGGCGGCACGCATATCGGTCATGCGGGAAGGTGTAAGGAAACGCCAGGCCCTTGCAAGGCAGGAGCTTGACGAGTCGCTCGCGCAGATCGACAAGGAGGAGCGTGACACCCTCAAGAAAATGGACGAGGCCGAAAAGAAACGGGGTGTGAAGTCCACGCCCGAGGAAAGGCAGGCCGTGAAAGACAACGCGTCCCAGCAGCGTCTTGTCGCCTACCAGCAATATGCGAAGGAATTCTATACCGCCGACAAGGAATGGCAGGAGAAGGACCTGCAGTCCTGGATTGACTATAACAAGGAATACGGCACATACCAGCAGAAACGTCTGGCCATCATGCGGGAATATACCCTTAAATCCTCGAAAGAGAGTCTGAACGGGAATGACAAAAGGATGCTGTCCCGACAACGTGACGAGGCGCTGTCCGAACTTGATTTCAACGAACTGAAGGACACCATCAACTGGGATGTCGTCTTCGGCAATCTGGACAAGGTGGCGAAAAAGGAACTGCAGAAGGTGAAGCGGCAGATAGTCAGCTTCCGCAACAGCCCGGAATTCAAAAAAAGCGCCACTCCGGAACAGATGCAGGTCATCGAGGAAGCCATCGGGAAGATCGACAGCGAGGTCATCGAGAAAGGAGGTCTGTTCGGCAATCTGACCGAATCCATACGGGAATACTCCGAAGCGGTTGATGAACTGACAGCCGCGCAACGGGATTATGACGAGGCCGTGCGGCAATACGGGGCGGACAGCGCGGAAGCGGAGGCCGCTCGAAAGAAAAGGAACAAGGCGGAAGCCGGGGAGCGCAATGCCGGGAACAACCTGGAAGCCTCGAAGGATAAGGCGGTGAGAAACATCACCGCCGTGGCCGATGCGATGAACACGCTGGGCGAGGCGGACATGAGCCTGTCATCCTTCGGAAGCGCGGTCGGGTCTCTGGTGGACACGCTGTCCGCATCCGGAAGCAAGATCGGCGGCATCATCGCGGCCATACTGGCTATCCTTGACCAGATCGGGCAGAAAGGGCTGGAGGGTTTTGTCGGCAACATTCTCGAATCCGTCATGCACGCCGCAGGAGGATTGTGGGACAGCATCGGACGTCTGTTCGGTGTCAAGGGGCTTGGAGGCATCTTCAAGGGAGCCGACTATTCCGGCTATAACGAGATGGTGGACCAGTACAACCGTCTGAACGAGATATGGGATGAACTGATCGACAAGAAAAAGGAATATATAGAGACCAGCTACGGCGCCGAGGCGCAGAAGGTCGGAGAGGAAGCTCTGGCCCTACAGCGGACCGCCATAGACTCTTACCGGATACTGGGCAAGGAACGTCTGAATTCGGGAGCCAGCACGGGATCGCACTCTATCGGGGTGCGGCAGCGCAAATGGATGTCCTCTCAGGACTGGGCGGCAGCCGGCGCGGCCCTGGGAGAAGACTTCTACAGGTACGGGATCGGGGAAGGACGTATGACCGGGCTGTTCGATCTCTCCGTGGAGCAGCTGGAGAAACTGAAGTCGGAAGCTCCCACATTCTGGGCCAAGCTGGATGATGATGTCAGAAATTACCTGGACAAGATCATTGAAGGTTCGGAAAAACTGGGTGACATACAGGCCCAGATAAAGGAACAGCTCACGCAGATGTCTTTTGACAGCATGCGTGACGCCTTCTATGACACACTGCTTGATATGGAAAGCGGGGCGGAGGATTTCTCGGAGGACTTTAGCGAGTACCTGCAGAAGGCTATCCTCAAGACAAGCCTGTCGAAAGTCTACGACAAGAGGCTTCAGGAATGGTATGACAAGTTTGCCAACTACAACAAGGAAGGAGGTATAGATACCGGGGAATACAAGGACCTCCAGCAGGAATGGAACGATATCGTAAAGGACGCCCTGGATGAGCGTGACTCGCTGAAGGATATCTTCGGATGGACATCATCGTCCTCCTCTTCCCAGTCCGGCAGAGCCGGAACCGTCACCTCCATGACCGAGGAGACGGCCGGAAGGATGGAGGGGATCGGCAACGCGACCCTTGACCATGTCATCAGCATTGACAACAACCTTACGAGGCATCTCGAAGGGATGGCGACATCCCTGGGCAAAATTGCGGGGAATTCGGAGTACCTCAGACACCTCGAAACGATAAACGAGAACATCGCGGAACTCCGGCGCGGTGTGAAACTGAAAACATAGGACTATGGAAGTGGAGGAAGGACTGCTGAAAATAAACGGGACGGACATGGCGTCCCTGGGATGTTTCCTGTACGAGGAGAACGCGGGGGACCATACCAATTACGACTCGCTGATGAAGCCGCCGAAGATGAAGGAGCATACCTCCGTCAGTTACCGGGAACTTGACGGCGAGGAGCTGCCCGAAACCCTGCTTCCCCGTTACGAGGCGAGGGACATCACGCTGAAGATGGCGGTGGTTGCGGATACACGGACCGGGTGGTTCAAGAACTACAACGCCGTGCTTGCCTTGCTGAAGTCGGGATGGCTGACGCTGGAGGTTCCGGAGATAGGCCGGGTGATGAAGGTCTACCTGAAGGAATATACCCGGTACAGCCAGTTCACGACAATCAGGAATACCGGCCAGCAGATAGCCGGATTCACGGTCACGCTGCGCGAGCCGAAACCTTTTTCAAACAGTGATTAAAAACGATTTAAAAACATCATAAATGGAACTTGAAATCTACGACAGGCAGGGAGCCCTGAAAAGGAAGGTCAGTCCCGATTCATCGTCCCGGTGGACCGAGGAAGTGGGGGCGGAATTCGTGGTGACGGTGAACTTCACCACCTGGGAGTTCTTCGTCCTGTCGGTCGGCGACTATGTGGAGATATCGGGAAAGCGGTTCTCCATAAAGAAGGAGTACCGCCCGAAAAAGACCGACACACAGAAATACACCTACAATATCAGCTTCTACGGCCGCGAGCACGACATGCAGGACCTGTTGTTCTGCCGTCTGAACCAGGGGGAGGATGACCTGGAGTCTGTCTTTGCCTATGACGGCACGCCGATGGAAATGCTGGAAAAGCTGGTTGCGAACATGAACCGCAACACCGACGGTGTGACGTGGCGTGCAGGCCAGGCCGTCACCGGTGACCGGAAGACCATCAACTTCAACGGCCTGTTCTGCTGGGATGCGGCAGGCGAGATAGCCGGTGCTTGGGAAACCGAGTGGTGGCTGGACGGGGAATACCTGAACATAGGGAAATGCGAACACGGCGAACGGGTCACGCTCGGCTATATGAAGGGATTGAAGACGGGGCTGACCCAGAATGAGAACTCCAATTCGATCAAATGGTTCACACGGCTGATCCCCGTAGGTTCAACCAAAAATATTGACCCGTCAAAATACGGCTACACCCATCTACAACTACCGTCACGGGACAAGTATATCGACCTGAACACTCAATTGGGACTGAAGGAGCATCGCGAGGAAGCAGCCTTTCAGGATATATTCCCGCACCGCCTGGGTACGGTATCCTCGGTAAGGTCCGAGGAGCAGACAAATAAGGACGGGGAGAAATACACCGTCTATTATGTCAAGGACAAGGATCTGCCCTTCAATCCGGATGAATACATGATCGGCAGCGAGGTGATACACATCACCTTCGAAAGCGGCGACCTGTCCGGAAGGGAGTTCGAGTGCAACTGGCATAACGACACACAGGAGTTCGAGATCATCAACACCTACCCGGACGAGAACACCCAGATACCGGGAGGTAACATCATACCGAACGTCGGTGACACGTATATCCTGACGAACATCCGCATGCCGGATGAGTATTACCCGATAGCGGAAGAACAGTACAAGCAGGCGGTTGACAGCTTCCTGACAGAATACAGCAAGGACATATCCATCTATTCCGGCGACACGGATTACATCCATGTGGATAAAAACAGTGTGCCGTTATCGCTCGGGCAAAGGGTGAGACTGGAGGACGCGCAGTATTTCGAGGCCGGGTATCTTGACACCCGCATCACAAGGATAGAGAGGAAGCTGGGCAATCTTTCCGAGGCTTCCATTGACTGCTCGTCGGCGGTCAGCACCTCATGGAAGTCATCCGTGGACTCGACGCTGAACAATCTGGAATACACGCTGGCGCAGGAGATGGCGCAGGCCAATGTCCGCCTGCTGAAGACCGGCGATATGGAGAGTCCGAGCGACTATACGGCTTTCTCCTCCCTGAGGGCTATAGGAACCTTCCTGAGAAAGAACATAGCGGATATCGCCAGCGAGATCATCACCTTTCTCAAAGGTCTGAAAGTGGGAAAATTCGTTACAGGTCTTATCGGGGGCAGTGGTGCGGCCATCTGGTTTGACAAGAACGGCAAGACAATAGTCGAAGCCGACAAGGCGATGTTCCGTGAAGAGCTGATAGTACCGCAGATCACGTTCAACTGCATCGATGTGATATCCGGCGACAAGGCGAACTCGTTCGCATACGGAAGAATAAAGACCGTTGACACGGAAAACCGAATAGCCACGCTGGAACTGCTTGAGGGGCAGTGGGGAACGTTGAAGGTAAGTGATATCTGCCGTGGTATACTTCACAACATAGCCGGCAGCAACCATACGAAGGATGAATACGGTCCTAACGGATTCATGGAGTATTCCGGATACGCCACCTCATACTTTACCCCCACTAGAATCATCGAGAATGAGGCAGGAAACATGAAGTTTGAATACGCTCTTCAGGCAGGAACAAGCGTGCATCCTCTTCCGGGTATGAACTTCTTCGCATACGGCAACTTCACCGACAAGGACAGACAGGACATTACCTATGAGAACAGATCTTACTTGCGCAGATTAGTCAACGTGAACACATGGGTAATAGATCCGGATGTGAACATCGCTTATCAGAACGGAAACCTGAGTGGTCTTACAGTCAACGGGCAGGTGATGGACGGTTATTCTTCATTTCAAGACAAAGTATACATAAGGGGAACGATAGAACGACTCAAGCCCAACGGTGAAGTGGCTATGGACTTAAGCTACGAGGGTGTATGGCAATCAGGCAGGCATTATGATTACTACGATAGTGTGACGTATAACGGCAGCACATGGGCGTGTCTGAACAAGAACGGTTCGTCCTCTGAGCCGGGTACGGACGCTGACTGGCAGGAGATCGCATCCAAAGGTAGCAAGGGTGACAAGGGTGACGGTTACACCCAGATGGGTCAGTTTAGGACTGGTATGGTCGTTCCCAAGATGGGTGTCG